GCCCAATAATCGTCGCCATCGACTTCAAGTCGTAGCTGCTTTCCTAAGATTCGTGTTGAACCTACCATGTCATTTCTCCCTTTATATATTTACATAACCCGAAATGTATGTTCCGAGTGTTTTGGCTTGATTGTATTCGACCGGTACGGGTTTCGCGACGGTATCGAATACAAAAGTTTCTTCGGCATCTAACGCTTCGAATGCTTTTGCAACGTTACGATAGAGCGTTTGTTGAGTGGATTTATTGTCTGGTGACGGTGCACTTATAATCCATATATCGAGATTTAAGTGGACACCTTCAAAGGTTTCGTCATCTTCAATAAGGGTGTCACTTGGAGCAATAATCACCGATGGAAATGTGGGCTGCTTCGGAATAATTTCGTAAACCTCGCCTAAGTCGGCTGGCTCTAAAATTGTCTTAACAGAATCAATTGCGTCAATGATTGCTTGCTCGTCCATTTATGCTATCCCTTGAACGTATTTGCGCAGGATTGGTTTCGCTGCAACTAATGGGTCTCGGGCTACACGAATGGGTGTGTCGTTTACATCTGAGAATTGGCCTACACCTTGAGGTGAATCTCGACTTGAATATAAATCTCGAGCTGTGACCTTTATGGCTAAGTTGAGTTTTATTTCTGGAACGAATTTGTCACCGACATAATCGTTAACAATTTCCGTTGCTTCATCGAGGCATTCTTGAACAAAATCATCATCGCCGTCGCTTGTGCGAAGGTATGCTTTCAGTTGTTCAAAAGTGTAGGCCATTTCTTGATTACCTTATTACGCTACTGTGAGTTCGATTGGAACTACACCCTTAGGAATTTCAGTTGCAATTGCAGCATAGAAATAAAGCGAATAGTCTTTCGACAAGTTCACGATGTTTTCGTCTGTGAGTTGCGTGATTCCTGAGTTACGGAAACGAATAGCATCTTTATTTACAAGTGCCATATTGTTTGTCGGTGTGCTTGCAGGGTTGTATGTCCAAAACGGATCGCACATAACTTTAATTCCAGTAAGTTCACCTTCCGCTCCTGGAAGGTTTAATGAACCTATGCCATTAACACCGTTTCCGCTAAGTACAAGCATTGGTCGACCGTCACCACCTGGAAGGTTTTTAAGTAGCTTCCAGCAAACTTTATCGACGATAAGGGTGTCACCGGTTAAACCTTCGGCAAGCAAAAGCACAACTGCATCGAATAGTGCGTCTGTTACTTTCATCCAATCATCTTCATCACCGGATGCAATAGTAACTTTGCGAGATGCTGTTACTTGTGCAGCTAGTGCAGTTTCAAGTGCAGTTCGCATACGAATATTAATTCGCTTTCCTGCACGTAGTGCCATAGCTCGAAGGTTAGTGTCAAGAAATGCGATGCTTGAGCGTTCGATTGCTTGTCGGCTAAGTCGAGTATATCCACCATAAGTGATTACTGGTGCAGTTTTTAGATCAACGTCTACATAACCGTAATCGAGATCGTCACCTTCAGTTGTTTGCTCGTCAACTACTGTTCCGTCTGTTCCGATTGCACCGTATTCGATTGACATTCCTTTATCTGGAAGTGGCCCTTCGGAAAATGCATTAAGCAAATATGCAGGTTCTTCAACGAGTCGGCTTAGATCGCCTACCCATGCTGGAAGGTCTGGTGTGTTTGCGTAAATTCCTTCGGTAGGAAATGCACGTAGCTTTAACGCTTCACGAGCAGCAATTTTTTCTGAGTCGGATCGCTTCAAAAGTGTCTCGTAACTTTTTACAGTTGCGTCATCTCCCTTTGCAAGGTCTCTAAAAAATTCACCAGGTGATCGGTAGTCTGCTTGTGGAACTGATCGTGTTTTTAGTGAGTCTTGAAATTCGCCACGCAAATCACGAAGTGCATCGTCAAGGTGTGAGCGAGTTAAAAGATTTCCTGCAGGTGCAGGTGTTGGATCAGGTTGTGGTGTTGGTGTAGGTTGTGGATCGGGTGTCGGTGTTCCGCCACCTTGATCGTTAGGTGTATCTCGTTTGATATTAGCAAACGATTTAAAGCCTGTTTTTCGTTTCATGTCTGTCTCCTGTGTTGGGTTGGAACGCACAAATGCTACACCAGTGTTTAGGTGTTGTGGTGCACCTGTCACGCTTATTTCTTTTACTAACGCTTTTGTGCGTCGGTACACGTTCCGTATTGGATCGAATATGGTTTCTATGTCGGAAAATCCGATAGAAAAAGAATGTTTTTTTCCTGCTTTTAAATCTTGTCTTACTTGTGCACCGGCTGGTGTTTTATCGATATTTAGTTCAACATCCCATCCATCGTCCGGTGTATTAGATCGAGTGAGCAGTCCGACATCCTGGCCGTGATCGTCGCGAAGCACTACGCCTTCGGCTGGAATTAGGATCGAATTAGGTGCAAATTCTTCGACATATTTTAGGATTGCTCCACTAGTAGGGTCGAGGTCGGTTACTGGTGCAGGTGTGTCCCAATTTATTGCTCGTCCACCGACTACCCATTGATCGCCTTCGCTTCGAATGTGGATGTTTTCAATTTCTATTGTTCTCATTTTATTTTCCTTCGATTGCATCGGCTAGTATCTCGACGGCTTTTCTTGCTCCATTATTTTCAGAATAGCCACTGACTGCTTCGCGAGCTTGTGTTAATAAATCTTTTACTGCAGGTTTTTTTGATTGCAGATAGTTTTCAGGCATTGGATTTTTTTCATTGTCTCTAACATTTTTGCACCAAATTTCGAATGCTTCGGGTGAGAGTATCACTTTAAATTCTTTGAAAAGGTGTCTAAATTGTACGGGAATTTCTTGCTCGTTTATCATCATGGTTCGTCACCTATCGCATAAAGTGCTTCATATTCAAACCTTGAATGGATTACTATGTCACGACCTATAAGACCAACAAAATTTCCGTCATAAACTAGACTAGTCAATTGTGTTTGGGTGTTATTTCCGGCATGAAAAAATGTAAATATTCCGCCGTCTGGAAGTGAGCCACCAAAATTAGTTATGACTGAACCTGAAGAAAAGCCCTCTCCGTGATAGGTGTCATCTTCTACCCAGTTCACATTGAATAGTCCGAAGTCGCCCACTTGAGGTGCAGCAATACTTTCCACAATCGGGTAAGTTCTAGGAAAATAAGGTAGGTCGGTTGCTTTAATTGCTACTACAGAAATTGGAAAAAACGGGTCTCCGTCGGGCCAATCGGCTGTGCTCGGAATTACAATTGTTAGATTACCTGAAACGGTGCGACCGACTCGAGTGTAATACATGAATGCTTCGCAGCCTTGAATAAAGCCATCGCTAGTAGAAATTGGAACGTTGCCTAAAATTTTATTGGATAAATCAAGCGTCGAATATTCTACGTCTGGAGCTGCAAGGCCGACTACTTTTTGCATCGTAAGTTCTAAGGCAATTTCCGATTCAAGTAAATCTAGTGCTACGTTTATTTCGGATGGAGCAAGTGCAACGTCGAAGTCAGCCATTAGTCACCGTCCACGTCTGCAGTGTCTCGAGGCTCAATCACAAATTTGCCGGTTGCTTTTGTGCCTAAGATTTGTCCAGTTGCATCTTTGACTGTTATGCCATAAATGTAAGTTCCAGGGGTTTCATTGTTTGTATCTTCGGGGTCGATGTCTTTTGAAAAAACTTGACCTGTATGCTCGGTAATAATCTTTTTAAATATTGCTTGAGAATCGTTATCGTATTGTGCAGCTACTACTTCGGCAGGTTTTACTGTAAAAAAAACAGTAGCACCGTCTGCAGTTATCTCGTCTGGCAAAGTAATGCTTATGCTTGAGCTTGTGCCTCTTTTTAGCGAGAGTGGTGGAAGGTTAGCCATTTTGTCCGCCTGTCGGTGCGCTGCCTTCGAGTGAGGTTGCATCGGTTGCTGGTATTCTTACGGTGGTGGGTACGTTTGGAAATTCGACACCTGTGAGGCCGACCATTCTTGCTGCATCCTCTTGAGATGCACCTGCTCGAACTAACACACCTATTGCGTCGGCTTTTGCTTTAATAATTTTTGCGAGTGATTCGTCGACACTTACACCTGCAGTTTGTGCTTCACCATTTAATAACGTTAGATCGATGTCATCTCGATCTTCGATGTCTCGAACTTCTTGCTGCGACATGAATGGTTTTTGTCCAAGTGCGATTGCGTGTGCTTGGTAGCGTGTGAGAGTGTCACTGCGAAGTAGTGCGTCGGTGTTGAATTTTATTCTTATGCGTCCGTTTGTTAATGATGTTAATTCTTCTTCAATTGGAAGCAACATTGTCATTAGTCCATAGCGTGTGTAACCAATCCAATCTTGCTCGACGTTTGCATAGGTTTGTGAATTTCCTTCGAGGCCGATAAGCATTATTGAAGCAGGTAATCCGAGAAGTCGACATTGTTGGATGGCATCGAATTTTTGTACGTCTATCCATTGCAGCTCGGATGGTTTCAGATAGAGCGGTTCGAAGTCAACACCGTTTGGTAATACTGCAATTGATTCTTCGCCTAGCGTACCTTTTTTCCAAGCCTCTTTAATTGCTTTTGCTTCATCGTCATCGATGTCATATAACGCTTTTAAATATCCTTCTAGTGGCACTGAGTTTTGTTGCAGCCATCGGCGTGTGTAATTACGTGTGTCATACATGCCTTTTAGTTCAATGTTTGCTGCATCGAACATTGAAAGGCCGACTGGTAGCTCATCGATCTCGTTTATTTTTATGTGTGAAATTTGGTTAGGAAAATATTTTTCACCTTGGTATAGGTAGCGTGTCACTCGTGTTGGATCGGCTTTGTCAACTTCAACTGTCACGTCTGCAGCATTGAGTGGAATGAGTGAATAGATATTTCCTTCGCTGTCATATTCTTTTAGTCGGTAACAATTTGCGTGGCGAACTAAACTTGAAATTGATCGTGCAGTGTATTCTTGGAATGAATATTTTAAGACTGGTTTTTTTACTGCAGATGGAAGTTCAGAAAATTTTATTCGCTTTCCAGTGTCTACATCGACACCGTAAATTGAACATTGTTTTGCTGCAGTTTGGTGGACTTGAAGTCCACGTAAAATTATGCTCATGCTTTGTGCTTGATCGACCGTGATCGATGACGCTGCATTTGCTCGCGATGGTGGCCGTACACCTTCAAGTGGTGGGTCAGCTCGTTTTAATAAATCAAGTTCCTCTTTTAAAATGTCATACGATTTATTGCTGAATAATCCCACGCCGAAAATAGTAGCACCAATTGATATCGATGATTAGTATATCCGCACCTTTTTTTTGCGGATCGTTTCGGCTGCATAAACACCGAGTGTGGTCGCATAGACGCTATCGATTTCGGACGTTCCATCGGCTCTCGCAATGACAAAGTTATTCCCTCGGGTCTTTGAAATACATCCTGGGAGCTGGTCACTGAGCAGTGGATCACCTGCATGGCTTATCTGTTTTGTTTTAATTTTGGCGAAGAATACGGAACAGGCTTGTGCAATTTCACTTCCGGAATATGCGTAGCAAATTATGCCTCGATCTTTAAGTGTTTTTGCTAGGTTTTTGAAGCGTGTTCCATCGAGCACAAACGCTAATGGCTTGTGCTTTTTGAGATCGAGAATGATTTTTAGCAGTTGATCTTCGGTCGGATTGACTAGTGAAACGATTATTTCGGTGTGAATTTTTCCATCGTCGGTGCGTGTGTTTGCGCATATTGTCGCATGTGACCATTCTCGGGTGCGTTCAATTGAGAATATTACAGGGGTTTCGTGTGGGAATTTTGAGCCTGTAGGTCGTGTGAGTGCGAGCCATTCGTTAAGTCCAATGAATACATCGGTGGAGCTTACCCCTCGATTCAGATGGTAACGCACGATGTCAGATGGCAGCATTGTCTCCATGTCGCTCAATAGATTCTCGATGTCACCGTGACCTTCGGCATATTTTGGATTTGCTAATTTCAGCCATTCAATTAAGGTGTCTCGATCTTCGGGCAGTCGCGCTTCGGGTGCTTCATAAACGAAATATCCGAAACGATTTTTTTCGGGATCATCAAGAATGGCTTGCTCGCCTTTGACTTGGAGCTTGTCGAGTAGCTCACTGGTTTCGTCACCAGCGGTCGAGATCATTATTAGAATTGCATTGTCACGTCCGCCAAGTCCAGCAAGCATTGCTTGGTGTAAGTTCTCGGGCACAATATGCACCTCGTCCATTAGCCCTAATTCAATGGGTTCACCTTGCATCGAGTCAGCTTTCGCAGGTCGAATGTCATAGATTGAACCTTCGAGCGAGCGAATACCTCGGGTGTCGGTGGTCTTTCGGAAACGTTTTTTCAATGCAAATGTCCGATTGATTGCATTTTTTGTTCGATTATAAAGCACGTTTGCTTGCTTTACATTGGATGCAACACCGAGAATCTGATCGCCTGGTTCACGTCGAAGGCCATAAATTCCTGCAGCTGCACCGATTTCGGTCTTACCATTTTGCCTCGCAACAAGAATTAGCACTTGTCGGAAACGTAACTTACCAGCTTTCGGATGGCCTTCCGGATATACTTCGAACGCATGTCGCAACAACCATTTCTGGTAATTGTATAAGCCCTGGCCTTCGACTCGTCCACCTAATGCCACATCGAACACTGGAATTAGCTTGTCAATATCACTAGGAAAATTCTCGTCACCACTCAATGAAGGTGTAAATCGCACTGGCAAAGCAGTATTTTCGAGGTCAATTTTAAAGTCCATTTTGTTCCAGGAATAGATCGAGCTGATCACGCTCCACCGGTGGCTTTTCGGCCTCGGGTTTTGGTGGTGCAGGTTTCAAAGATTCGAGCCTCGAAATGACTTTTGAGAATTGATTTAAGAGCGAAGCAGTCGTGCCATTCTCGTCGAGGTCTCGAGCTAGATCACGCGCCATGAATATCCACACACTGTCAATTTCAGAATCTAACCAATCGGCTCGCTTCAAAAAAGCACTAAGCGCAGTTGCATACTTTTGTTTTGTTCCAACTTTCGGGGGCATATAACTGATGATAGCACAATAACGTTTTTAGATCATTC